GATCACCCAATGTTGATGCTGCTGGAGCATCGGCACCGTAACCAGTTTCGATAACAACGTTGGCAGTTAGTCCATTACCAAGTACTTCAGTGGCTTTAATACCGATGCGGCTAGTATCATTTGTTAATGACATAACAGATGCTGCTGATCCCACAGTGGTAGATTCTTCGTATACACGAGCTTTACCGTATACAGTTACTTGGGCCTGGGCCAAACCCATAAGACCGATTAGCATTGCAGAGATTGCAATTTTTTTCATATTTAAATTTCCTTTAGTTAAAGTCATTATTGACTTGTACTATTATATATCACTTTTAACTAGAGGTCAAGTAAAATTTAATTTATCTATCCAACCGGTACCTAGAAGTGGTCCTGCTATTCGATCAGAATGTGCTCTAAGTCGATTCCATTCTTTTAATAAACTCTTATCTTTAGTATCTACTGCGGTCATCTTCATCATTCTCAGCATATTAGAATATTCTGAAAGTTGATTGATGACTGGAGTAAATGTTTTTATTCGAAAACGATCTTGATTGGCCAACATAAATGTACTAAACAATGCTTCATGCATAAACGGAAAGTGATCCATATCTGTTTGGTCGCCGTGTATCACTTTAGCATAGTGCAATTGTTGAGTATACTGACTCAATTGAGGAAGTACCGCAAGATAATGTTCTATCAATTTGAACCATTCGTTCCAAAATTCTCGAGTTCCTAAAAAGTAGCAGCAGCATCCTACATGATTTGTAGTCATGGGTTGATATACCAGATCAGGATCAAGACCAATAGCCGGCAATAATTCTTTAGAAATTTCTAATAAATTAGGTAAGAACCAATATCCCTGTTCCCATACGTTATAAGTTACCGTCTCCAACTCAGCATATGGATTAAGAATATAAACATCATATCCAGGATTGTTAGCAACATGGTCCATAATGGTTTGAGGGTCGAGCATTATTTTGTCTCTCCACCTGTGGCTAATTAGTCCCCAAACATCGAGCTCTTTTTCAACAGCATCCTGATAGCAATTTTTTAAGATTGGATATTCTCTTAGATGATTTAAAGGGTTACCAATATTACTCATTGGAGAAAATTCAGGATCTAACCTTGGTATTTGAGACTCTTCAAAGTAAGATTGATAAATTTTAAATTTCATAATAATTAAATTACTTCGTAATCCTCTTTGCCGCATCCACATTCTGGGCAAGTGAAATCATCCGGAAGTGTATTCCAGGTGCCTTCGGTTTCATCATCGTGGATGTGGCCGCAGACCACGCATACATGTGTTTCATTCATTATAGTTTCTCCAATTGTTGTTGATATGCGGCAGCATGACGTCGCTCAACCTTCTTCAATGCACTAAAACGTTTCTGTGCTCGCGACAAAGTTGTTTTAAATTTGTCATCCATTTCTTTGAGATGCATTTCAAAAGCATCAGCATGTTCTTTACTTTCCTCAATCTGTTCACGAATTTCTCTCGCAGCTTCTTGAGCACCTTCTAAGAGAGCATCTGCTTCCATAGCAGGGTACATGACTGTAAACTCTTGAGTTTCGCCTTTGATGGCCATTTTTAGACATTCTTTAGTAGTTGTTTTACCAACTAGTAATTCCAAATGACCCCAAGCGTGTAGCAGCTCTTGATCAGCTGTGTGTTCAAAATGTTTGGCAACATCTTCATAACCTTCCTCCCTTGCGATCTTTGCAAAATAACGATATTTGACATGTGCTTGGCTTTCACCGGCAAATGCTGCCTCTAGGTTTTTAATTGTAATAGACATATAGTCTCCTTGTAAAATAATATTGTACTTTTATTTACTATAGAAATCAACTATAAAATGACATTTTTCAATTGTAAATTCCTATAATAGTAATAGCAAAAGAAAAGCACCCGAAGGTGCTTTCTGGTTTTTTCGGTAACAAGGTAAGTCCTACCTTGCCTTCTGGGTGCTTACGCAGTCATTAGGAATTTTTCATCGTTTGCAGATAAAGGTTTTGTGTCTTCGACCGGGTTGCCCCAATCCTACGGCTTCTACATTGCCGAGTTGTCCATTTCTCTACTCTTGACCCAATCGATCCTGTGTCATCCCCACCTAAATATACAGCATACACTTAGGTGGAGATGCCGGGCACTGCCCCCGGGTCTTGAATCTTTTTCAATCTACTTCATACAACAATAACTCTTATTTAACACACATAATGAAAGAGCACTTACATACCTTCTAGGGCATATACAACCCGTCTACGACAATACAGCCTTGCTTCTCTTTCCTGACCCAGGCTTCTCAGTGTGTGTTAACGATAATAACAGGTACGCTCACGATAGACTTGTCCATCGGGCATTTGGATTTCTTTCCAACCATAACAAACTGTCTGTGGCTGAACAACTACTGGTTCACGCTGGATGATCACTTGCGGTTGTTGTGGCTGATTTTGATTGGCAATGGCAGCACCAACCAACCCGCCAATTACCAAGGGAAAAAGAATATCAGTGTTGCTATGTTGTTCTACAATAACTGGACGAGGATAGTGATGGCGATATTCTCTGTATCCATCAGCCCAAGCCGAGGATAAGGATGCAATTGATATAGTTAAAATTAAAAGTTTTTTCATATTATTTGCTAATAAGACTATAACTAAGTACACTACCTACACCATACTGGCCTTCGGCAAGTAGTTTAGCTTGATAATCATTGTCGGCATTGACGACTATGTTGGCTGTTTGATACGGGTTAAGTCGAATCCAAACTGTGTATTGATTCATATAAACTCCTGTGTGTTGCTAAGTAATAATTATAACAGAGGTAATTTATGTTGTCAACAAGTGATTTTACCAAAAATGGAGGAATCTACAAGAATTGGCTCCTCCAGCCTCCCGGACTTACACCATACTAAATGCTATGCATTATGCCCCTGCAGACCATAATATTTATGTTTTAGTTATGCGCCAGCAACTAACCCAATTGGAATTGCTAGCAGCAGTACCGCCCGGATAGCTAATAGTTATATCGCCGTCGTCTGGATTGTTCTTACCGCCACTGGGTGTTTGATTTCCACCTACAAAACTGTACTTGCCATTAGCCGCAGTATAAACAAAGTTTACATGCCTATAACTCCAGAATGCAATATCACCAGGCTGTGCTTCTGCTTTTGGTACTTGTACCGCAGTCCACTTTTCTGGATTGGTAGTAATAGCAGCGGCACTGGCTGTTTGTACGTACTTGTATCCACAACTCTTAAGAGCGTAGTTAACAAAGCCCATGCACCAAGCAGTTTGATCAGTTGTCCATGGGTTCCCTGCAGGATATCCAAGATTGGTCCAAATGCCGGTAATCTTAGGATTACTTGCTGCACCGCCCTGTCCGGTTTCTCTCCATGCTCCAGATGCTGCTTCTGCTAATCTTGCCTGTAAGAATGGTATAAGGTCAGATGTAGTCGGATCAGCGGCCACAGCACCATCTGGTACAACGGATGCTTCTGGTGTACCTGCATAATTACCTTTAACTCCATCAGCAGCAGCTTCTGGTTTATAATATGCGTTAGGTTTACCATTCTGTGCAGCAACATAATTGTTAACTAATGTTTCGGCAGCAGTTTGATCGCCGGCTGGAATATTAACTGAGACTGATATTGATACTGTACCAAATGCGGCCGATGCTCCTGGAGGCCCGTAGGTCACTACCGGTACACTGTTTACAAAAACATTAGGACTTTGATAAACATCGGCAACGTGTATTACACCGTGAACATTTGCACCAGGAACATATCCTACCATACCATTCTCCTAAACTAATATTTACCGTAGGGCAATGTCAGTGGTGCTGTCTCTGTATTGGTCAGCAGCATCGTGCTTGCTAGTCATCATAGCAAAAATGTGTGACTTGTTGATTGTAACTTCTTTACTGTTACCTAGAAACATCCATGGCATCAATCCAACACCTTGACCGTTTAGTGTAACGCATAGTGGTTTGATAATTTTAACAGTGTCTGCTGTTTCACTATCAAATCTTGCAATTAATTCTTCACCATTGATTAATTTCAAACTGATGACATCTGCACTGGTAAATCCTCTTTCGATCAACATATTATTCCTTTGTTTCTGTTGGTAATTCGCATAAGGCCTCTAATACCTTATAATGGTTGTATGCTTTCTTTAATGCTTCAAAATGTTCTAACTTGGCAGGGTCCGGAACGAGTATGGCCAAACGTTTAGATATTGTGTCCATAAACTCCGAAATATTCCGGCCGTTTATCATAACCTTACCTTGAAACTCTGCATCACCAGTGACCTGTAATGTGCTAGGTTTTGATGGGGGAGTAAAACCCCAAGTATTGTTAGTAGTGGTAATATATGGTCCATTTGATCCAACTGCACCAACTCCTGTATTATAACTAGGGTACGGCCCAGTTATACTGGCTGATAATGTACTGTTCCACACATCTGCTGAATTTACAGTTACTGTAGTAGAATCGTCTTTCCAAAGATCTGTAAAATCATCATCAACCGCTATTTTATATATATTAATATCAAACTCGTCTTTTTTCATTGTAGGAACGCCTTTAGTTCATTGAACCCACCGATTACTTTTCCATCAACAATAATTTGTGGTACTGTTCGTGCTGTAGGAATTTCTTCTAACAATTCTTCTCGAGTATAACCATCGCCGATTTTCTTTTCTTCAAATGCAATTTCACGTTGACCTAGCAACATCTTTGCTTGATCACAAAAAGTACAATTGTACTTGCTCCATACTACTACTTTCATTCCTATCCTCTTCTATTAATTGCTGCCGCTATTTGCGAAGTCTCACCTCGCCTGCGGCTATTTTCTCTTTCTAAGAATTGAACTCGTTGATTCAACTCTTGATTCTGTTTAATCAATTGCGCAACTTGCTGTTCAAGTTTTGTAATCTTATCTGCGTCAGTGGACATTATAAATCTGGTAACTCGTCATGGGTTACATTGTCACTCATAACTCCAATAACATAATTTGTTGATTCAGTTTCCTGTAGAGCACTTTGCTTCTTACCAATGTTGACATGCTTGTTGAACCAAGGGATAGGGCTTGCTCTTGGATGCTCTTCTTCGTACTTGATACCAATGTCTTTTAAACGAGTAAAAGCAGTAAAGTCAACAAAGTCTTTTAGAATACTTGCATTGAGTCCAATTACCGGTCCTTTCTTGAACAAGTAATCTGCCCAGGCTTTTTCTTCTTGAATAACTTCCATATACATAGCGTATACTTCTTCTCGGCATTCTTCAACTAAATTGGCAAAATCTCCATCATCCTTAGTCACATTGTTAATTAACCAAGCGGTCCATTCTGCATGTAGCAATTCGTCCTGTAGAATCAACGAGATGATATTTCCGTTTCCGATGTAGATTTTGTTTTCGACCATTGCGAGCGAAGTGGCGAACGAGACCATGAAGCGGAATGCCTCAAGTGCATAACTTGCATGTAGTGCAAGCCAAATTGCTCGCTTGTGAGTGTGGAGATCAATCTCTTCACCGCTTTCTTTGCGACAGTTAAGAACATGTAATGCTTCATAGTATCTCCCAATGCTAGCCGCCATTTCTACAATTTCTTTTGTATCGTGGATCTTATTAAATTCTTCTTTAGGTACAGAATACACATTTCGAATAATGTGACTATAGCTCTTGCTGTGAATATTTGTTTCGAAAAAATTCCAATTGCTGACCAGTGCTTCTAATTCAGGAATGCTGATCACAGGGCTAAACACTTGGTTGGGTGCTCGACCCTGGATACTGTCCAGCGCAGTTTGGCGCAATAGATTACTAGTGAAGATATGCTTAACTGCATCGCTAGAATCCTTGTGATCCATTTTGTCTTTGGTAAGACTAATCTCTTCTGGTACCCAAAAGTATCCACGGGCTATAGCTTCGTAATCTGCTAGTTTTTTATATTTAACTTCTTCAAAACGTTGCACAGTCACGGGCCCAGCTGGGTCAAGGAACATGGTACGTTTAAGATAGTTGGTTTGTTTGGTTAAGTTATATTGTTCTTTTGACATAGTTTTTCCTAGAGTTTACAGCTTTCACAATCAGAATCATCTTCATAGACCAGTGCAGGCTGTTTGATTTCTATACTGACTGTTTGAGTGTTTAGTATATTCTTTGCACCAACTTTATCAAGTAGGCTATAATAGATCGTCTTCAAGCCCCATTTGTATGCCAGCATTAAATTCTTAGCAATCAGCGTACCTGGCACTTTGCCATCAGCAAAATGTTTTGGACTATAAAATGTGTTGGTTGATAGACTTTGATCAATATATGCCGCCAATACTGCCGACGTTTTTAAGTAGTCAACACAGTCAGTTTGCTCCCACATCAATTGATAACGATTCTTCAAGCGTTTGTATTCAGGAACAACCTGCACAAACGATCCAGCTTTGCTTTCCTTAACACTAATCAATTCCATTGGCATTTCAATACCATTAGTACTGTTTAATACAACACTAGAACTTTCAACTGGTGCTACAGCCATTAAAGTAGCATTACGAATTCCGTACTGCTTCATGCGGGCACGTAATGGTTCCCAATCTAGACTAGGTGTAAAGTCTGTTAGTTCGTTTACACCTTCTGCACGACGTTCCCAAGGGAATACTCCCTTACCGTAGTAGGTGTACTGGCTACGCCCGCATGGGCCACGTTCTTGAGCCAGCTCAACACTTGTTTCAGTTAGGTAAAATGCTTGGTGTTCCATCCAACGTTTGACTTCGGCAAGTGCTTCTGGGGTACCATATTTGAAACTCTTACGAGCGTGCCAGTAAGCTAAATTAGTAATGCCAACACCAAGTGGTTCAAAGTCTGTATTAGCTAATTTGCTTTGTATGCTTAGGAAATCTTGATAGCTTAACAAATTGCTTAGACTGCGAACCAATACACGACATGCTTTACGCATCTCCTGTGGGTTACGGAATGCTCCCCAGTTTATGCTGCCAAGAGTGCAAAGAGCAATTCT